TTTGTAAACAAATACGCTCCTGGTGTTGATGGTGAAGATACCAAGTCAAAACAAATTAATTCAAAATCGTCTTGCACTTCGTTTTGTTCCCCCTTTTTAGCTAACGAACCTACTCCTCTTGAGGATATACCTAAAGTAACTCCTTGTCTTAAGTAGTTTGCAGCCATATCACCTTTACAAGAGATAATACCTCTCTCGTGAAAACCAGGTGATGTTAACAGTCTTAATTTACCCATTAAGATGTTTCCATCCCACCATACCTCAGTAATGTCGTGAGACACTCTATCTAAGTCAATTAAAGATGATTCAGGGTGATTTAGTTCTGAAAGAGCGGTACCTTTAGCAATTGCTTTTTTGTAATTATCAGCTTCTCTCTTTAAGATTCTTTCAGGATAAACTCTACCATTTCTATTTGGGGTATTATATTTTTGTAATACCGCATAGAATTCAAATGGCTTTGAATAATCTAAAAGGTTTTTTTTACTTTCTTTTATAATTTCAGAATTTAATTTGTCTGTGGGATTTACCCATCCTGCATCGTATTCTACTAAAATTCCTTTACCTATTTCGTTTGGAGCTAATATTTTCATTATATCTTTTCATTATAAATATATTGAATATATTAAACTTTTTCAATTTCTTTCTTTGTTAGGGTAAAATTAAAGGTATTGTTTTTTGTAAAATTTTCTTTGATGATTGAATCTATTAGTTTCTTAATTGAATTTTTTAATTCATAGTCCTTAAAATCAGTGACAATCTCTTTGGGATATAGATAACATTCTAAGTTTAAGAATGATTTTTTGTTTGATTGGATTCCACTTGAACGTAAGTCTAAATCAACAATAAACTTATCGTTAAATATATTTTTGTTGATGGAATTAAGGACTGTGTGTTTAATTGACCTTGAAAGATAGTTTACCTCTCGTGTGGGGTAGTTGATGTCTACTTTTGGTTCAGCCCAAGTTTGAATGTTTATGTAGATTGATTTTAAATTTTTACTGTCTACCGTTCCGTAATTAATTTTAAAATCTCGGTGACTTAAAAGTTTTATACTTTTTCCTTTTTTCATTAAGTAACATATTGTTTCTGTTTATTTGTTAAAATAAAAATAAACAATAAATGTTAATATGTCAAAATTTTTAATATATTTGCAGAGTTATAAACTCTCGTTAAGTGTTTTTAACTTAATTAAAGAAACTGAATCTATCTTATCATTCTTGATTTTTGATATTGTTTCATTGATTTGTGAAACAACTTCTTTCTCAGATGTTTTAGTTAATTTCTCTAATTTCTCAATAACCATTTCACTTAATACTTCATATCTTTTAGATAATTCATCTTCATTCAATGTGGAGTATTTTTTAATGGTTACTAAATCTTCTTCGTTTAAGGTAGTCAAATAATTACTAAGTGTATTATTCGCAATCTCAACCATTTTTTCTAATGGAATGTTAACTTGTTCAACATCAACTTTTTTAGAAGTTAATCTTTTAATAATATTTTGTTTTTCTTTAATAATATTTTCAATGATGAATGTGTTTTTAGATAACACAGTATCAATGTCGGAATAATTGTTTTTACATTTAACATTTTTAACCCACTCGTTAAGTTTTATAAGAGTAGTTTTGTTAATTGTGTTTTGAGAATATAAACTAACACATTCGTCTAAATAATCTTCAGCGAATTCTTTAATAAAACCCTTCTCTTTACTCAATTCTTCGTAAAGATGGTAAGACATTCTAACTTCTTTATTACCTAAAACTAATGATTTAAAGTTTTTAATTTCTTTGTTAAAAGTACCGTTATTGTACGATTCAACAAGAATATTTTCTATTTTTGATTTTAATAATCCAAATTCCATATTAAGTGTGTTTTACAATAAATATCAACGATTCAGTAGTTTATCCAATTCATCTTCAATATCTCCTAATGAATTACTTCCTCTTGATAAATCAATGAAAGAATCTTCCGACATTAAATCATCATTTTCCAATAATATATTTAAATTTTCTTTCTTAGTTTTAGACTCAGGTGTAATTCCAGCTGGTTCCGGTTCAGGAGCTGGTGGTAATTCACCTCCTCCAAAATCTGATGGTGGAGGAGCAGGTGCTCCACCTTCTCCACCCATTTCTTCTCCAGGTTGAGCATTTTCCGTTGAACCAGTGTTTCCACCATATAATTTATCGATAGTATCAAAAATACCAGTTTTGGTGATTACAGTTGGAGTTGCTTCAAGTTCAGTTGCAACTGCTTTCTCTAATCTTTGTTGTTGTAAATCTAATCTAATTTCTTCATCAGAGAATCCTAAGATATGTTTTTTAGCCCAAGAAACTGATACAGGTGCAATTCCTTCAATTTTGGCAACTGCGTCTTTGTATAGTATTATTTTTTCCTTCCATACATCAATTTTTAATAAATCGGCTTGGGTTGATGGATTAGATAAATTTAAAGTAAAATTAGATAACTCATCCTCAAATCCTAATAAAAATAAATGTATGATTGCAATTTTATTAAGTTCCGCTAACATACTTTTTTGAATTCTATTAATTGTACGAGCAAAACGAATATCTTGTAATGATAAATTTTTACCATCACCAACAACTTCTTCAAACCCTAAAAATGCTTTAGGTACACGAAGAGCGGTTAATAATTTCTTTTGGATATATTCAATATCTGCAATTTCCGATAAGTTAGTCGCTCCAGGTAATGTAGTAATTGGGTCAGGTGCCGATGCGTCACGAACAGGAATAAAATAATCTTGGTCCACCGCCATTTGGTTAAACCTCATATCAACATTTCCTGTTTTATGGTCAACAACTTGGTCTCTTTTAAATTTGTTTGCAACACGTTGTACATACGCTTCAACATCCTTGTCATCCATATTACCAACAAAAACTTTAAACATTCTTCTCTCAGGAGCTCTTGATGTACGATAGATTAACATCGCATCTTCTGATAACAATAATTGTTTCCAAATACGTCTTGCCTTCTCTAACATTGACGTACCGTAAGGAAGTTTTCTGTCATCACCTAATAAACGGAAATGAGCGATTTCCCAAGTGTTAAAGGTTAAGTCTTTATTTTTCCAATTAAAGGATAAGGCTTTTTGGTCTGACTCTTCTTTATCTAAATTAGATTTACCTTTCATTCCTTTCTCAACCCTCTCAATCTCAATGTTTGGTAATTGCATACATCCCACAACACCTTTTTCAGGGTCAAGTTTCAAGTAAACAAAGTTATCACCATACTTACAAGTGTTTCTTGTCCACATTGCAAGGTTAGTGTTAATATCTAAATTATTATTAAATAAATCAGTTAGTACCGACTTAATTCTTTTTGATTCTGAATATATTTGTAAAATAAAACCATTTTGGTCTGCAGTTGTAGATTCTTCAGCGTAGATATCTAATGCTGCGGAAATCTCAGGAGTATACTCCATAGATTCATAATCATAATATGATGCTAATCTCGTAGGTTCAAAATAAACACCTTGAGTATATAAATTATTTTCAATTTTAGTCCATTGACTAGTCAAATACATTGTTTGTTGAGCCTGTAATTTAGCTTTCTCAAACTCTTGTTGATTAGTTGTTTTTAGAAGTTCTTTCTTATCATACTTATAAACAGGATAGTCTTGCCCTAATAATGAATTAGGACCAAAGGTTTGGGACAACCTCTGCCATACCGTTAAATTATTACTTTGTTCGCTCATATTATAAATCTAATCGTTTCAAAAAATATATAAACATTATCTTGGAGAACCTCCGAATAACCATAAATATTTTTGATAATCGTTTTTTGTCGGGTCTTGGTTTATTTGATTGTGAATTGGTATTCCAGACGGCATAACAGGACTAAATGCGATTGAATCTGTAACCTCATTATTGTCATTAACTGTCCAAGAATTTAACATCGCCTTTGTTTGTTCAGCCACTTTTGTTAACTGATTAAATGAATTCTCACCAACGTAAGTTGCTATTGAAATTGCCATAATTAAGTCATCGTGATGCCCTTTTTGGTGGTCAGGTCTACCGTTTATATAAATAAACGTATTCATTTCATTGAATAACCTATTACTGTAAATTTTAAATCCGTGTCTCATTGATTCCTCAAAAGACGAAATTATCTGAACCCTTTTATTATTAAAGTTTATACCGGGAATTTTATCTAAAGCTTTTTGGTCATACTTCCATTTATTACCCATCTCAACACCATCAATGTATAAATCTTTATACCCCATTTCTTGCATTTTTCTCGCAGTTGAAACTCCCATTCCTCCGGTGATATCAATTACGACAAATGCACTATACATCATAGCCCATTTATATGCGATTTCCGCTGCGACATCAGGAGGAATTTTTCCAATATATTCTAAAACTTGTTCTCGTTCATCAAAGTCAATGATTATCATAGATGTAAAATCCTCAGAATCTCCTCTTGAAACGTCTACACCCATAATGTATTTGTGTCCGGCAATAGGTTCTTTCCATATCCATAAAGAACCGCCCATCATTTTGTTAACAGGTTCTTTCAACATATTACGATGTATATCTTGTAATTGTTTAGAGTCAAAAACATTATCCCCCGAACCTAAAAAGTTACATTCTAACTCCTGAGAAACTTTACGTTTATCAAATTTTAATTTTTTAACCATCCCCTCAAACCAAGAAGATAGTGGCTTATAACCTTCAGATAATTTTTGTTTTATTTCTTCAAAATTTCTGTCTCTTGGAGAAATATTTTCATATTCTATAATATCACAATCTTTATAATCTTCTCGATTTAATAGATAGTGAATCAAATCATCAACTTTCACAAGTTTTAAATCCTTAGT